TAGTTATTTCGTATTCTTCTAGGAGCGACTTACCGCCTAGTTCGGTCTGCTGGCTGAATAAAGCGTCATACCATTGATCCGGGTACTTAGAGTGAGGAATAAATTTCCTGAAAGCATTACGGTCAATCACGATACATCCTCTCTATCAGTATCTCTCGCCGTAGTTCTTTCATCTTTCTAATCTCGATGATAGCGGCTTGATGAGCATAGTACATATCGTAGTACATGAAAGCCAGAATAGGCATTACGATAAAGAAAGTTAATAACACCGCCATGACAGTAATCAATAAAGTCCAAGGGATGTTTTCATCATCGCGCTTCTTGTCGTCAGCCACATTAGACCCACCGCCCATAGAACTACGAAAACTACTGCTGAAACCCACGCCACCTTTGACTTGATTTCCGCTATTCTTTTTTTGCGTCGCCATGATGCTATCTGAGCTAGCCTAAGTTCTTCCGCATGAGCTTCATCTTGCTCTTTGACGATACGCTGCCACATTTCTTCGAACTTGCTCCACAATGATCCTAGCTCTGGTGGAGCCTTGTAAACCATCGTTTCGCGTATCTCAGCTAACATCGCATCAAGCCTAGACGTAATCAATATCCGCTTTAATGCTCTCCTACCTATCGATTCTTCGCCCTTATAGACCTGTTTGGCTTCTAACTGCTCCTTGAGGAATAGCTTACTGATAGAGTCATAAGCATCCATCAATGCGCCTAGCTGGTTGCCGATGTCCGTAAACACATCGTTAGGGTCAGCCTTGGCTATTTCCTGAACCCGCTGGACTTCAGCGTTATATTGCTGTTTCTGTACCGGAGTCGGGTCAACAATCTTTTGATACTGTGCCTTCAGATCATCCAGCACATCCTTAACGTCACCTGCCGCACCCTTGATCTCTTTGTAAAGTTGACAGCCTTTCTTTACAGCCGCAACCGCAGCATTAGCAGCAGCAAGTAGCGTTAGCGGATCGATTTATTCCTCTGGATCAGGCTTCTGATTCTTCTTAGCAATCTGTAAATGCTGGTGCTTAAACCAAGTACCAATTAACAAGCCGATAACACCGATTGCTAGACCACCAAGCGCAGCAAATTCATTAGCTGTAAGACCAAAAAAAACGGCAGTCGCAGAACCGCCGTAAGTCGCCGCAGTAGATGCTTTACCTATGTCAACCATTTCTAGCCTCAAGTTGTTCGATACGCTGGCTCATCTCTTTTACTGCGTTAATTAGAGCAAACGTGAGTTCTGAAGTATCTACAATCTTAAACCCATTGTTGTCAGTTTTTACACAATTAGCAAAGGCAGTACCTTCTAGTTCCTGAGCAATAATACCCACAAACTGCTGTGATGGGCTATCAGACTTCATAAACTCAGCGGTATAACGATAGTTCTTAGGCTCAACCTGCTTTAGCTCGGCTAGACCCTTACTATAAGCACTAATGTCCTGCTTATAACGTGAGTCTGAGTAGCTATTAAATGAGCCACCACCGACTTTTTGAACGTCAGAGATGCTAAATCCAGCCGATGACGATCCAACAAAGAATCTCATTGCTGAACCGATATACACTTCCATTACAGCACCCGTCCAGTAAATCGAATTGCCTGTGGACGTAAAGTTATAGCCGTTAGGAGAAATGATGCCAGTTGAGAATGTCTTTTCTCCGGCAAATGTTTGACTACCAGTATTAACAATGCCAGAAACAGTTGATGAGGCTGTAGGCAACGCAGACGATGACCAAGCACTACCGTTAGACGTTAATACATGACCGCTAGTACTAGGAGCTACTGAAGATACGGCAGACGTACCGTTACCCACCAATACCGCACCTGTGGACAGTGAAGTAGCACCAGTGCCGCCATTCGCAACTGCTAACGTACCGCTTAAAATGATCGTGCCTGACGTAGTTACAGGACTACCAGTAACCGTTAAGCCTGTAGAACCACCAGACAATGCAACGCTAGTAACCGTACCAGTTCCGGGTGTAACACTTCCCCAAGCAACGCTAACACCGTCAGTCGTTAGGTATTTACCTGAGTTACTTGTCTGAGAAGGCATCAGAGCGTTAATCGCTGTCGATGCTGTAGTGTTTCCAGTGCCGCCCTGAGCTATCGGCAAAGCGTTCGTTAGGGTTACAGTGCCACTAACAGACAAGTTACCGCCAACAGTAAAGTTATCCCCATCAGACCCTGCTTGCTGGTCTTTTAGCTGAGACATCAATTCACGAATCGCGTTATTGATGTTTGATGGCGCACAACCTTCAGCAATGTTAATCCCACCAATGTCAGTGTTATTAGCTGCTGTTGCGCTGTATTCGCTAATCTTGTTCTTTGCCATGATTATCCTTACTGACCCAATAGCCCAGTTACAGTACCCAAACCGGCAGCCATAGGAACATTACCCACAGCCCTTTGTTGCATCCTTTTGCGTAATTCTTGCATTATCGCTCTCTGTTCAATCGGATCAGAAGCAAATAGACGTTTCTGCAATTCTGCCGATGTTTCTCCGCTAATACCTTTAGTCCTAGCAGCGCCTTGGCGCAGTAGTTCCATAGCAGCACCACCGATGCCACCAGTGGCATAACTTTGAGCCAATCCAGCAGCTTTGCCAACACCCTCGCTAGTCGCTAAACGCTCACCAGTTTGGGAACCGCCAATAATGCCCTTAGCTGTCTTTGTCTGACGCTCTAACGCATCTACATACTGAACAAAATCCTTATACTGATTCTCGTCAGTAAACGCATAACGCATCAAGGATTTCTGCTTGTCACTCTTAAAGATTTGGCGAGTAAAGTCACCGCCTTTGAAGTTCTCCAAACGCTTGTTTACGTCAGCCATCATCCCAAGACGAAAAGCCTCTTTCTCAGAGTCATTCATCTTCTTTAGATTATCAAGAGCTTCCTTGTAATCTAGCTTCTGATAACCCTGACCAAGTTCAAACGATGACTTAATACGCTCGTTATCAGCAAATTCAGCATTTGCCTTTTTATAATCTGGATTTTTCTCTTTGATAAGATTATTAAATTCGCGTCTTACATTTTTAACATCAGTTCCGTATCCTGATGTCTTACCTGCAATATCTGTTTCTGCATCAACAATACGGTCTAAACCAATCTTAATCTGATGCAAAATCCTCGTGGGAACGAATTGAGCATTACGAATCTGCTCTAGGTCAGGCAATGTATCTCCGTAAACGCCAGCACGTTTCTGAGCTTCCTTATAAGCATCTTGGAATACAGGACGATCAACGTACTTCCTAAAATCACGAGCATCAAGAGCTAATGAATAGGCTTTAGGGTACTTTGCACTAGCCGCTGCTTGTTGGTTTTCTGCTAAAAATTGCAGGTATTCGTAACCGTTAGCATTTTTGCCAAGACCAGCACGTTGAACCAAACCTTTAACAATATCGTTAGGCTGGTCAATCATGCGAGACTCAAGGAAAGTCAATGTCGCATCTTTCCGAGCAGACGGAACTACATAAGCCGAATAAGCCAAGTCCTGAAGGCTCTTGCTAATGTCTGCCAATACAGGACGAGGAACGTTAAGACGCTGCATTTCCTGCAATACGGCTTGAGCCTCATCAGGAGTTAGGTTGTCTTTCTTTAGGGCATCAGCAATGAGTTTTGACGCTGCTGTAGGCTGATCGCCAACGCCTGAAGCCACTAGAATATTTTTGATTACGCTACCAGCACCACGAATTGCGGCAGGTACAACAGCACCAGCAGTAGCACCAAAAACACCAGTTTCTAAGGCTTTACCAGAAACATCGTCAGTCGCAGTACCAACTCCAGTTAATGCACCAGTAACCCCGCCAACGCCAGCACCCCTAGCCATCTGACCCGGAAGTGTTCTGCCAGTTATCGCTTCTTGGACAACTGGAGCAGCTTTGCCAAGCGTCTTAAATGCAGCCAGTGGAGCCAATAAAGCACCACCAAACTCTGTTACGCCACCCGTAACAGGATATTCAGCCTGAAATGCCCCTTGTTGCGCTCTAAGACGGTCTCTAAGTTGCTCGTATTGTTTGCCAGATACAGCACCAGACCGCAAAGCAGCCTCTAGTTCCTCAGCAAATCCAAAAGTTGCGCCTTGAGCAGCAGACCTAGCCGCTTCTACTCTAGGAGAGAATGGAATCTTTTGCTCCATTACGGAACCCTGCATATTTCTCTGGATAGCGGAAGAAATTTCCTGATCTGTCATGTAATCAGGAAACTCTACTCTCCCCATGCCGGGAACCTCAATAACCTTTGCCATTACTCAATCCTTCCGGTAGCAGGGTTATATTTCTTTGTAGGAGCAGCAGGAGCCTCTATCTTGTAATACTTAGAATATTTGCTGCCAACAGGATCGTTACTCATTATTTCGTAATTCTGCTGATGAGAAGCTATCTTTTGTTGAGCAATTTTCTCAAGCGACGAAAGCAATGACCTAACTTCAACATCAGTAAAGTCACGCAAGTTACCAGCAGCAGCCCTAGCAATCAAACTACGTTCATTCTCTGTAATTGTCCCTTGACCCTTCATTGCCTCAGCCGCACTCAACTCTAATGAGGCAAGTCTTTGCATTGCAACAGCAGTATTTGCTAGTTTTTCTTGAGTATTCTTTCCAGACACGCCCAAAGCAGTAGCAAATTGGTCAACAGCGCGAGGCGCACCAGCTTGGAAACCTGAGTAAACACCCTTATCTAACAATGGCTGAATACTCTGAATTGTTTTAACAGTATTAACGGCAGATTTAGCTTGTTGGAAAGATGCTCTCGTATCTTCAACGACACCTTTAGCAAATTCCTTTTCCATCTCTCTCGTACCCATATCAATAACGGTACGACCAGCCAATCTTTTCTGGATTTCTCTGTTATACAACTCTTGATCCAAACGACCAATTTCTTCAGCAGAAAGCTCCCTGATGCTTTTATTCGGGAACAATTTAGCCGCTACACGACGATCTTCATTCGTATAATCTTTTTCCCTCGTAACAAACTCAGTAGCTCGTTTGTTAATATCTTGCAATCCTTGTCTTAAATCACTTCCTGAAATACCACCAGTCATTGCAAGTTGCTCTAAACCTTCTACCTCCTGCTTAAACTGAGCAGGAACATTCGCTTTGAGTCCAGCAAAATCAAATTCTTGAGTGGATCGTCTTGCAATTTGCTTATCAAGAGTTTCAATCTGCTGTAGATTGTTGGCAATGATGTCTCTTGCTGTTTTTGTTGGCAGATTTGAAAGCCGATTATTTTGAGCCAATAATTCTTGTTTTCTTGCGTCTAATGGATCAAGTTTAAGTGGAGGTGCTGTTACTGTAAGCCCCGGCAAAACATTTTCGTTAGGAGCCGCTTCAGGCATTGGCATTTCTGGTGCAGCCATAGCAGCAGCAGGAGTTGGAGCAATAGGAGCAGCACTAGGCGCAGCGCCAGTCAATGCTTGCTGCAACGGAGCCATCTCAGCAAAGTATTTAATAGCCTCAGCAGGATTAGCCCGAATGTACGCTTGCATCATCGGGTCGTTAGCTACTCTTGGATCTTGGAGTAACTGATTGATCGCGTTAATCTGCGCTCTAGACTGCTGCAACTTCTGGACTTCTGCCAACTGACCAACGCCAGCCTGAAACGTCTGACCTGCACCGCCATAGCCAGCAGCTAGAGCATTTGCAATGTTTTGGAAAGCAGACCGAGGAGCGCCACCAGCACCCATTCCCTGAGCCAAAGCAGCAACAGAACCTAGCAAACCTGCAATATTCGAGCGTTTCTCTAATGCAGTCTGTTCCTGTGGACTCAACAACCCCTGATAAATGGTTGGAGTACCACCAAAGATATTAGGGATGTAATCTTCTAGTGCCATATGTCACCTATAACAGACTAATCTGTGGTGTTGCGAACGACGGTCTTTGGCGCTGATCCATAGGAATCTGATTACCTCTCATCAACCCCATACCCTCAATAGGTTGACGATTCATTTCTTGCTGCAATAAGTTAGAACCTACGTTCGTCGTAAATGGGTTTTCTTTGGCGAAAGTATTTAACGATGAAGGAACTTGTTTTAATGTTGCTAATAGACCGGGATTAGCCATCGTTGTGCCAGCAGCAGTATTCATAGCACCCATCGACAACGCAGGATTAGCAGCTATACCAGCAGCCTGAGTCGCTCCAGCACCAGCCGCAGCACCAGCACCAGCACCAGCCGCAACAGCACCACCAATGCCACCACCAACAGCACCTAACAACGCACCCTTAATCGGATTACCGCCTCTAGCAGCAGACATACCGCCACCTAGAGCAGCACCAACCATCGCCATAGTCACAGGATCGCCCATTATTTACCCCCACCAGATTGAGTAGTTGTTTCCAAAGGTGCGCCATAAAATATGTTCGCAGCACGTTGCAGACGATCTAATGGCAAGTCTTGTGCAGCTAAACGACCTTGAATAGCTTGCAAATCATAAGCCTCACGACCCTGACCAACCTGCAATAGACGCTGAATATCTGCGTAATCCTGAGCAGCCATTGATGGAGCTAATTGAGCCGCCTGAGCCTGTCTTGCTAAGTCCGCAGACGTAATATCAGAAGCCGCACTTAAAGCCCCTAGACGAGTCCTCATAGCCGCTTGCTCACCAGCCGTTAAACCACCAGCACCAGCGAATCTATTCGCTATAGCCTGTTGCTCAAGACCGCCTAAACGACCCATAGCTTGTTCTTGCGCCTGACGTTCTGCTTGGTAATTTGCTAAGAACGCTTGTTGATTCTGTTCTGCTAACGCTCTAGCTAAGACATCCTGACTTCTGGCAGTTTGTTGTGCCATTGCTCCTGATCCATAACGACCAGCAGCAGCAGCCTTAGCCTGTAAGTCCTTCATGCTTTCCGTAAAAGACTCACCAGCTAGACGGTTAGCCTGAGATAACGCACCCTGTAGATATGGGCTAGCACCGCTGAGATAAGCACCACCAGCAGTCGATCTCGTTAGACGAGCAGCCTCAGATTCTGGCTGACTTTCCATCATGGAACGATAGAAACCGGAAGACGGGTCGTAAGCACCCATCCCCATAGCCTCGATCTTCCCGGCATAAGGGCTTGAGTAGCCCATTTGTTGAGCTATGACACTCTGAGCTTGTCTAGTCAACGGAGAACCAGCTAAAGCCCTCTGTTCAGCCATTGACATCGCTTGCTGAGTTGCAGAAGAAGGGCTTACCGCTAGAGTCTCCGGGGCTTCCGGCATCGCTTGATACCGCTTCTTTGCCTCATCTAAAGCAAAGGTAATATAGGGCTTAAATTCCTCGCCTATCTTTGTTTCGCTTGACTGTCCACCGCCACCCATATTAGACCTCGCAAATCCATTTTCTAGGACGGAATCCGTAATGGCTCGCCCTACGTTGCCAACCTTGACGATGACTGGAAAAGGTTAAATATTTGACATCAGAATTCTGTGCCATATTTTTAATGAATTGTAAACCTTTTTCAACCACTTGATAATCGTTTTCTACCGTCCAAGCCGCCCAAATGTGTAGCTCATGACCTAGCGGCTGCAATACAAAAAACCCTGCAAAATGCTTATTTTCTAACGCTATCCACAACATCGATTTTTGGTTGAACAGATCGACGTAAACATCTTCAACTATCCAAGGTTCAGGACTTTTCAGCTTAATCTCATCTAGCCCCGGCTTTATCGTTGCCCACCAATTTCGTATCTCCTGCTGCGGTATAAAGTTAAATTCAATCATCCGACGATAATATATCCATAAGTTTTGTCTGCCGTACTGTTAGCCCAATGACTAACAGTTGCTTCCCCTTGTTGCTGGCTTGAAACGTAAAGATTCGTTGTTGCTGATGGTGCAAGGTAAGACATTGTAATAATAGTCGATGGTGTTGCCGGTCTAGTTGGGTTCGTATCAGTTGGGTACTGCTCCAAAGAAACGCCAGTATCACTCACCCTCCACATTACCTGAACATAGTCATTAGCGTTCATCTCTAAGACATAGTTCATCGCGGCAATCAAGTGGCTAGGGTCACCCGTACTCTTTCTCGCTGGCAAATAAAACTTACTATTAGAACTAGCTACGTCGGTTCCATTCTTGCGGAACCAAATATCTACGTCTTGACCATCGTTAGACGTATTCTTAAATTGGAAAGAAAACTGGATGTTGTAAATTCCATAATTCCTGACGTTAAGCCTAGAACTATCAGAAATGTAGACTCCATTGGAATAATCTGTTGTGTTAAATGTAACTGCATAGGCTGTAGTCGTGTTCGCAGCCGTTTGGTCTGTGGAGTCCTGAAACGCTCCATAAGGAGCCGAATCAGCCTCGGCAGCATTAGATACCGGAACAAAGAAAATAAGGCTGTCGTTGCCTATACGACCGTCGTACAGGGTCGTTGTAACCGCATTACCTGTCGCTAGGGTCAGAAGTCCTGAGTTATTCGTCTTTCCGTCCATAACGCCACGAACAACCTCAGCAACATCACGCTCCGAGGCTCCAAATGGCGGTAATGTGCGAAATTGACGGGTCATCGATCACCAGCTTTCGTTACATCTACGTCAACAGCCACCACAGTACGCCAGTTGCTACCCGTAGGACGTACCTTTACCCTGTGATAGTTACCGCTAGACCGCACAGATACCCGATTTATTGAGTCTGGCGAGGCATAATCCGTAAAAGTAACGTTATCTTGGAGCAATACTCGACCAGATACCGCTACATCGCCACTACCGTTGTCAACAATCGGCTTAACTAACGTCATTAAGCTCCTGCCAATGTCTAAATCGTTCGTCGTAACAGAGGCTTCAGCAAAATCTCCCGTGAATCCATACACTTTTTGACCGTAAACCGCTGCCAAGAACCAAGTACCACCGGCATAAGCTCGGTCATCCAGCGTAATCGACGCAGCATCAATCGATGGCAACGATAAAGTACAGTTACTCGTCGTAATCGTGCCTGAACCTACCGTAGTAAACGTGAAACTGTTGTCGTTTACCTTAGTAATTTGATAAAACCCGTCAGCAGCACCGCCAGATGTTGCATCAAAGTAAACAAAAGCATTGGTATTTAGCCCATGATTGTTTGCAGTTACGGTAACAGTCGTAGTTGTACGAGTATAAGTACCTGCTAGCGTATTAGTTCCCGGAGTAATCGAGAGTTTATCCAATGCCTCTAAGGAAGCCGAGGAAGTCACCACATAAGAGATAGACTTAACGTCAATCGTTGAGTAAGACCAGCGATTTAGCTTCTGGCTGTAAATAAGTAATTTGTTACCTGCGGCTGTTGGAACTACCCAAATAATGAGCGATCTTACAGGGTCAACCGTTGCACTCATCTCGTTAGTTACTTTGCTAATCGAGACATTCTCAAAGAACCAACGGTCAACCTTCTCAGCACCGATTGCCGTAACCGTTTGTCCGTTACAGGCATAGAAACCATCGTCCGCTAGGAAGTAGGTAATCCCTGATAACTGAGCAATCGAGCCGTTAGCGATACATCCCAAAGACCGAGAAATAGCGTCAAACTGGAAGAAGAACGGGCTACCAGCATACGTCATCCGGTAAATCGCCTTTTCCAAGAAGATCAGCCCGTATTCACCGCCAGCAATGCCAGTAATATCGCCACCGTCAGGAAGCACCTGAGCATCAGCTTGGGCAGCCAAGGATGGAGTCCAAACAGTCTCGTTATTGATGTCCGACCAGTAAACCTTAGATTCCTCGCCAGCTACGTTAGCCGCTACAACGAAATCTCGGACTACTGTAACAAACTTAGCAATAGGCGCATCAGCGGCTAGGTCTGCAAATGCCGTACTCGAACCCAAGTCGTAAGCCTGTAGCTTAGCGTTACCGTCAGCAGCGATAACCACAGCGCCAAACTGCGTCACATCCCACGACAAAGCCGAGTAACCGCCAGCCTTACTAACATCGGTATACGAGTTGTTTGAGGTATCAAACTTGTACAACTTAGAAGCACTAGCCGCAAACAAGACATTCTGACCGCCATACTTACCACCAAAGCAGGTCAGCAAAGTCTCGGAAGCCTGAGTCTCATCGTTAGGATAAGGCTCAATATTGGGGATAGGCGCATAACCACTAGCAACCGGATAACAGTTCACCGCATCCGATACCGCTTGAACGATACTCGGCTGATCCGGTAGCCACTCACCAAAGTTTATTCTTGTCGTTGCCATGTATCACTCACCGGAGAAACTTTCGTCCATTCTTCACCGTAAATCATGCCCTCGGCAGTCACCACAGCCCTAGCAGTCATTGACCCTACAGCACTCGATCTCGTAACCCCACCAACGCAACGAACGTCAGCCTCAGCAGTAATCGCAGCAGATGCCAAAACAGCATTATTCGCTATCGCTGTAAATGTTCCTACGCCAACGATCTGAGCAGACGCAAACTTAGCCGAACCACCTGCCGCTGTAACCGTCGCAGTGCCTACAATAGCCGCTACAGCAGACCTAGAGTAGCCTCCTAGCGCAGTGACTACGGCTCTACCAGTAACCGCCGCTGAACCCTGTATAGCCCCCTCAGCAGCCGTTACAACAGCCCTACCAAGGATTGCACCAGAAGCACTAACCGTCTTAGTTCCAGCCGCAGTAACTAACGCTCGACCGTTAATCGCCCCTGACGCTGCAACCAGCGTAGTAATGCTATCTTCAGATATTGCAGCAGCAGATAACGGTAGGAATCCAAGCATTTAAGGCTCCACAGCCCAAGTTACTGACCAAGGGAAACCCTCTTGTGATGGAATATCACGCAAGGCTTGACGATACGCAGCCCAAGCCG